AGCGCCGATTTTATCGTCAATCCCGGAAACTGCTCCTATCCGCATAAAACCGTTGTCATGAATACGGACAGCATGAGAGACGCAGTCGGTCACGACTATGTGTGCGCGGAGTACAAAAACCACTACCGCAACAGTGACAACTTCCTCTCCGCTGACTGTCTTCCCGTGGACTGTGATAACGACCATTCAGAAGATTCGAAAGACTGGATCACACCGGCAGACGTGCTGGAGGCATTTCCGGGAGTAAGCCTCGCCATCCATTACAGCCGCTTTAATCAGCGCGAGAAAAACGGCAAACCGGCAAGGCCAAAGTTCCATGTGCTCTTTCCAATCGACCGGGTAACGGATGCTGCCCTCTATAGCGATATGAAGAAGCTGGTCAATTCCATATTTCCGTATTTCGATACGAAGGCATTGGATGCTGCTCGTTTCTTCTTCGGAACACAGGAGCCGAATGTGGAGCTCTATCCCGGTCGCATGAACCTCACTGAATTTTTGAATGACGACGAGTTCGATGCAGACCTGCCCGGTGGCCACGAGAAAGACGTCGTGATCCCGGAAGGAAGCCGTAATGCTACCATGTCCCGCTTTGCCGGTATCGTCATAAAGAAATACGGCGATACGGAAAAAGCCTACCAAAGTTTTCTGGAAAAGGCCGCGACCTGCGTGCCGCCTCTGGATAACAGCGAGCTTAGTACAATATGGCACAGCGCACAGCGCTTTTATTCCAAGATCAGCCGAGAGGACGGATATGTCCCTCCGGAAGTCTATAACGATGAGAATAGCTATAAGCCGGAGGACTTTTCCGACGTCGGGCAGGCCGAGGTGCTCTCGAAGTATTTTGCAAACGAGCTGCGCTACTCACCAGCCACCCACTTTATCCGATACAGCGATCACTACTGGCAGGAAACAGAGCCCGGCGCACAGGCCGTCGCTCATGAACTCACCCGCAGGCAGCTCGCAGAAGCCAATCGAAATATGATGGAGGCTCTACAGAAGCTCAAAAATTGCGGAGCACAAGAAATCCTTGATAACACATCCAAGGCCAAAGCTGAACAGCTGATGAGTGACGAGCAGATGGAGGCCTATCAGGAGTTCCTTGCCGCCAAGGCCTACCAGAGCTTTGCCGTCCGCAGACGCGACTCCAAGAACATTACATCTACCCTCAAAGAGACGCACCCGATGCTGGAAATCTCGCCGAGAGACTTGGACGCAGACTGCTTCCTGCTCTGCACACCGGAGGCGACCTACGACCTTCGCAAAGGTATGGCCGGAGCCCGCGAGCACTCTGCTGATGACTTTATTACAAAAATCACGTCCGTGTCACCCGGCAGCAAAGGAGCGCAGCTCTGGCAGGATAATCTGGATCTGATTTTTCAGAAGGATCAGCAGCTTATCGACTATGTACAGATGATCTGTGGCCTTGCTGCTATCGGGAAAGTTTTTGTGGAGGCGCTCATCATCGCATACGGCGATGGACGTAACGGCAAATCCACCTTCTGGAATGCCATCTCCCGCGTGCTGGGACTCTACAGCGGAAATATATCCGCAGACACCCTGACTGTCGGCTGCCGCAGGAACATCAAACCGGAAATGGCTGAGGTCAAAGGCAAACGCTTGCTGATCGCTGCGGAAATGCAGGAAGGTGCAAGACTCAACGACTCCACCGTCAAACAGCTCTGCTCTACGGATGATGTATTTGCGGAGAAAAAGTATAAAGACCCGTTTTCCTTCAAGCCCTGCCACACGCTGGTTCTATATACGAACCACCTGCCTCGCGTCTCCGCCTCCGATGACGGTATCTGGCGCAGGCTTATCGTGATTCCGTTCAACGCCAAGATCGAGGGCAAGGCCGACATCAAAAATTACGGTGAGTACCTGTATGAAAATGCCGGTGAAAGCATACTTGCATGGATCATCGAAGGTGCTAAAAAAGTCATTGCGCTGGACTACCAGATTCCGGTACCGGACTGCGTGACGAAGGCCATCGATGAATATCGCAGCCAGAACGACTGGTTCGGACATTTTCTGGACGAGAAGTGCGATGTGGATGAGTCCTTTAAGGAAAGCTCCTCGGCACTTTATCAGGCATACCGCAACTACTCACTGGACTGCAATGAGTATGTGCGCAGCACGGCAGACTTTTACTTTGCGCTGGAGAAAGCCGGATTCGAGCGGCTGACACTGAATCGGAAGCGCTATTTCAAGGGCTTAAAGATTCATGAGGACAGCGGCGCAGAGGAAGATTTTCTGCAGTAATCCGGGACTATGACAAGGTGTATCAAGGTCTTATATAAAAACTCTCTTAGGCCTAAAAAAATAGCTCTAAGAAAAAGTTTGGTAAATACCATTGATACACCTTGCACATCCCCTGAAATTAACGCCTGACGGAGGTTTGCAATGATAGAAAAACAGATAGAAAACAAGTTAACTATGGCGGTGAAAAAGAACGGCGGCATTGCACTTAAGCTGGTGTGTCCCTCTTTCGCAGGAATGCCCGACCGTCTGATCTTACTCCCTGACGGCCATATCGGTTTCGCGGAGCTGAAGGCACCCGGCAAAAAGCCACGCCCTCTCCAGCTCTCACGCCACAGGCTGCTGCGGGAGATGGGCTTTGCGGTATATGTCATTGACGATCCGGAGCAGATTGGAGGGATGATCGATGAACTTCAATCCACATAATTATCAGGCTTATGCCATCCGCTACATCGAAAAGCATCCCGTGGCTGCAGTCCTTTTAGATATGGGACTTGGCAAGACGATCATCAGCCTGACGGCAGTATATGACCTGTTGTTTGACAGCTTTGAAGTGCATCGCGTTTTAGTGGTGGCTCCCTTAAGAGTCGCCCGCGATACATGGCCAGCAGAAATCCATAAATGGGAGCACCTAAAAGGTCTGACCTATGCGGTCGCAGTCGGGACACCGAAGGAGCGAAAAGCCGCCCTCATGCAGCAAGCGGATATCACGATCATCAACCGTGAGAACATACAGTGGCTCATTGACGAGTCCGGCTTTCCCTTTGACTTCGATATGGTGATTATCGATGAGCTGTCGTCCTTCAAAAATCACAAATCCAAGCGCTTTAAGTCGCTGATGAAGGTACGGCCACGGATTCACCGGATTATCGGGCTCACAGGCACTCCTTCCTCCAACGGTCTCATGGATCTGTGGGCAGAGTTTAAAGTGCTGGATATGGGCGAGCGCCTCGGACGCTTTATCACACAGTACCGGACAAATTACTTCATGCCGGACAAGAGAAACGGCGAGATCATCTACTCCTATAAGCCGTTGCCCTATGCGGAGGATGCCATCTATCGGAGGATCTCGGATATCACGATTTCCATGAAATCTACCGACCATCTGAAGATGCCGGAGCTGGTTTCAACAGAATATGAAGTGCAGCTTTCTGACTCTGAGCGCAGCCGTTATGAAGATTTGAAACAGGAGCTCATATTGCAGCTCCCTGATGGTGAGGTGACTGCTGCCAATGCCGCATCGCTTACAGGCAAGCTCTCACAGCTCGCAAATGGTGCCATTTATGCCGATACCGGTGAGGTCATCGAGTTCCACGATAGGAAGCTGGACGCTTTGGAGGATATTATCGAGGCCGCCAATGAAAAACCGCTTCTTGTGGCCTACTGGTTCCGCCGCATCAAGAACCGCTTCAATGTTCGGGAGATCAAGACCAGCCGAGATATTGCTGACTGGAATGCGGGAAAGATTCCTGTAGCAGTCATCCATCCAGCCTCTGCCGGTCATGGTTTGAACCTTCAGGCCGGAGGCTCCACCCTTGTGTGGTTCGGTCTTACATGGTCGCTGGAATTATATCAACAGACCAACGCCCGTCTCTGGCGGCAAGGTCAAGAATCCGGCACTGTGGTGATCCAGCACATTATTACCAAGGGCACCATCGACGAAAGGATTGTAAAGGCGCTATCCAAGAAAGAGATGACGCAGACCGCACTGATTGACGCGGTCAAGGCTGATCTTGAGGTGGTGTGATGACCGATCCTTATGAAAATCTCGCCAATGCCATCGTGCTGCAGGCAGTGAAGGATTACCGGGATGCCCTGAAGCGCCTGAAAAAGAAGCCCGGTAATCAAGCTGCCATGTCGGACGCAATGGAATGCGAACGGTTCTTCCGCTCCGGCTGGTACAAGGTCTTAACGAGTGTGGACGGCGAGTATCTCATACAAAAACTACGAGAGGAGGCGAAGTCCTTATGACAGTAAAAGAATATCTCCATCAGGCCTACCGCCTTGATCAGAGAATCAAGTCCGACACGATGGAAGCACAAAACCTGCGTGAGATGGCAGGCAGCGTGTCGGCTATCCAATATGATAAAGACCGCGTGCAGACATCGCGTAATACCGAAGCACCATTTGTCCGGACGCTTGAGAAGCTGTGGACACTGGAAAAGAAAATCGCCGGTGAGCTGGAAATGCTATCAGACCTTAAGAAACAGATACGGGAGGTCATTGAGGCAGTTCCTGATACCGACGAGCGCATGGTACTCAAGTACCGCTACATCCATAACTATACATGGGAGCAGATCGGGATGGAGCTCTGTGCAGATGCCCGCACCATTCGTCGCTGGCACGGTAAGGCGCTCCTTCATGTGACGCTTCCGGATGATCCAATTATCATTTGAAATGCGCCCGAAATGTCCTGCTTTGTCCTAAGATGTCCACCCGCCCTTTATGATAGTATATAATCAGCGAAAAGAATAAAGAAACAGCTGCACGCGCAGCACACAAGCCTTGCGGGAACACCCTGCAGGGCTTTCTTTATGCCCTGAAAGGAGGCACGGCTTATGCCAAGAAAACCACAACGACCGTGCCGCTATCCCGGCTGCCCACGCCTAACGGACGGTGTTTATTGTGAGGAGCACGCCAAGGTCATGGAACAGCACTACGAGAAGTTCCAGCGCGGCTACTCTCCCGGCAAACGCTACGGCAGAGCTTGGAAACGAATCCGTGACCGCTACGTTCATAAGCACCCGCTTTGTGAGCAGTGCTTAAAGGAAGGACGCTACGTCGCGGTTGAGGAAGTCCACCACATCGTGCCACTTGCTGAGGGAGGATCGAATGACGAGTCCAACCTTATGAGTCTTTGTCGTTCGTGTCACGAGAAGATTCACCACGAGCGCGGCGACCGGTAGGGCGGTCAAAATCTCTACGACCCTTTTCCCCGGAAAACGGCGCGGGGTCTTTTACGCAAAAATTGCAATTCAAACAGGGTATTAAACCCTGCACCGCAGAAATGGAAGTGATAGACATGGCGAAAGACGGAACCTATCGCGGCGGGCGGCGTGTCAAAGCTGGCTCAAAGCCGGACGCCCTCGCCGACAAAATCATGAAAGGCGCACCTGCAAAGCGCATGGAGCTGCCGGACTTCACAGATGACCTGACCGACTTCGATGTTGATGACATCGGTGACGGCGTGGAGCTGGAAGGCATGGATATGCCAGACCCGGACGACTACCTCTCCGCCCAACAGAAGGACGGAAAGCCGCTCGGCGCAGATGAAATCTACAAGGAAACATGGCTGTGGCTTAAAGAGCGCGGCTGCGAGCGTCTGGTAAACAAGCGCCTGCTCGAAAGCTACTCAGAGGCCTTTGCCCGGTACATCCAGTGCTCCGAGGCTGTCAGCAAATACGGCATGCTCGGAAAACACCCGACCACTGGCGCTGCGATTGCGAGCCCTTTTACGCAGCTTTTGATGAACTTTCAGAAGCAGGCCAACCTGCTCTGGTATGAAATTTACGACATTGTGAAGCAGAACTGCACCGAGCCCTTTGAAGGCAGCCCGCAGGACAGCGTGATGGAACAGCTGCTTCGAAGCAGGAGGAATATGTAAATGAACACACAGAAATTGGAACAGGTACCTATCGACAAGCTGGTGCCCTATGCCCGGAATGCCCGGACGCATAGTAAGGAACAGATTGCACAGCTCCGCGCTTCTCTCAGGGAGTTCGGCTTTGTGAGCCCTGCGGTCATTGACGCTGACTACAACATTCTCGTCGGCCACGGTCGCGTGACAGCTGCCCGCGAGGAAGGCTACGAAACCGTGCCCTGCGTCTTTGCAGAGAACCTGACGGAAGCACAAAAGCGTGCGTATATCCTTGCGGACAATCAGCTGGCGCTTAACGCAGGCTGGGATGAGGAAATGCTGTCAGTCGAATTGTCCGACCTGCAGGATCAGTCCTTTGACCTATCCCTCCTCGGCTTCGATGCCGGTGAGCTGGATAAGCTGCTCGGCACCGGAAATGAAAAAGACATCGCCGATGACGACTTTGACCTGACTGCTGCTTTGGAGAAGGCTTCCTTTGTGGAGCCCGGCGACATCTGGACAGTCGGCAGGCATAGAGTGATGTGCGGCGACGCCACCTCTCCGGAGGACGTGGAAAAGCTCATGGACGGCAAGAAAGCAAACCTTGTCCTGACAGATCCGCCATACGGCGTTTCCTTCAAAGCCTCGGACGGTCTTACGATCCAGAACGACAGCTTAAAGGGCGAGGAGTTTTATAAATTCCTGCTGGCCGCGTTTAAGAACATGGCCGACCACCTCGAAAAAGGCGGAGCCGCCTACTGCTTCCACGCTGATACCGAAGGGCTCACCTTCAGGAAGGCATTCATTGACGCAGGCTTCCACCTTGCCGGTGTGTGTATCTGGGTGAAGAACTCCCTCGTGCTCGGTCGCTCCGATTATCAGTGGCAGCATGAGCCGGTGCTCTACGGATTTTTGCAAAACGGCAAGCACCCGTGGTATTCCGACCGCAAGCAGACGACCATCTGGAATTACGACAAGCCAAAGCGCAATAAGGATCACCCGACCAGTAAGCCGCTTGACCTTCTGGGCTATCCGATCCAGAACTCCTCTCAGGAGAATGCTGTGGTAATTGATACCTTCGGCGGCTCCGGCTCCACATTGATGGCCTGCGAGCAGCTGAACCGCGTCTGCTACATGATGGAGCTTGATCCGAAATACGCATCC